CTCATATTTGGCCTGACCATGCATCGATATCTCAACACACATCATATTGTACGTATTTGTCAACTCTGTTTTATTTGCGGAATTCTTAGGGTCAATGAAACTAATAGATTTAACTATATTGTTCAAATGAAGCGGGAAATTATAATTTAACCCGCGAGGGCCCCTGGTTTTTCTCAAAGTGCGTGACAAAAACTCCATTCCTCTAGTTTCGCGTGTGCTAAATAGAGGGACGGATTTCAAATTAAGAGTCTTATCACTGGCTTGCAATCTGACTCCAAACTGCAAAAATTCATCACGTATTGTGTCTGGACACAATTTATTATCATATTCGCTCGGAAAAACGATGAAAGAATCATCACCATGACCAAGTATAACTACTCTATCTAAGTTAATATCTTCCAAATAGTTATTACGAAGCCTCATTCGAGTCAAAACGTATCTCCACATCAAGACAGTAGCTAAACTGCCTATTAAATTAGTACAATAATGACCGGATGGAATTCCTTTGTCCGAACTATAAAAATCAGTACGAGAAAACTTATCATTTTCTTTAACAGGATATCCTCTTATATTGAGGCAAAAATACCTCAAAAGACTAACTAAAGTAGTCTTATGACGTCCTTCATATCCAGTAAGAGAAATGATAATTTCAGATGCTGCCCACAAAAATTCGTAAGGTACCTCTAAATCATATGACATAACATCAAAACAAAAGCCCTTTAAATCTTCGGCATTACACCCGGTTTTGAATCTCAAATACTCCACAAATGGAAACTGATTCATGTACGGATTTACATAAAAAACACAAGCAGCATACTGAGCTGTAATAAATGACTCAAATAATGTGCCTATGTAAGCTGCACTCAAAAACAAGTGACATAAAGATCCAGAGACAATAGTTCTGGCCTTCTTTGCCTCATAATTACCGGGAGAAACTTCCTTTAAAGAGCGAGCTTCATCCACCTTAAGAGTAGCATACTGACAATTAGACACATGACTCATATCTAATATACCATCAGCTAATTGCTCTTTAAGTGGCGTAATGACCTCCACAAAGAAAGGCCAATCAGGAGCGTTT